TTCACATCATCGGTGTTTGAGCCGATTAGGATTTTACTCATCGAAATTCTCCAGTCTTGATTTAAGGTCTATGATATTTCTACGCATCGTGAGCAGACCATGTATCTCACCACACATTCTTTGGTAATCGGCATAGTCTTTGGCTTCACCGATTCCCAGAGCCTCTTCAAGAATCTTTACTTTGTCATCAATCTGTTTGAGAAGATGATCTAGTATTTTTTCTTTCATTTAATTTCCTTTTTTTTAAGTTGTTTAGCGTTTTTATATAAATCAGCTGTTACCTGAAGTTTTTGACTTTGGCGTTGTTGATTCATTTGGGCTTTTGCATTACCAATTTGATGACCTAACTTCATACCTTCTAACTGTTGTTTGGCTTCTAAAGACTCTCTATCAGATCTTGTTTTAGCTCCAATCTGCATACCAGCAATTTCTTTTTGGGCTGCAATACGCATTTTTTCAATTTCAATCTGATCAGCACCTTTAGCCGCATCAATTTGCATCTTCTTCTGCTTAATATCAATTTCTTGTGCCTTTAACTGTAATTCTTTCATCTGCATCTGGATAATTGGATCTTGTGCAGCTTGTTGAGCTTGTTGTGCAGCTTGAGCAGTTTTATTTTGACCTAGAATATTCTGTGCAGCTGGTACAGCCATGCGAGTAATCTGCATTTCTTGTTCTGGTGTTAACTTAATATCATCATCTTCATTATCAGAATAAGGAATTTGGATACCCATTTGCTCTTGCATCTGTCTCATATACTCCATTCCCACATGCTCGGTAATATGTGACTGTAAAGCTTGCATAATTTGTGGTGCTTGTGGGTTTTGACCAATGACTTGTTTGATTTTTGGATCATTTAATGCAGCCATGTGGATTTGAATATGAGCTTGATGGTCTTGATACATGAAAGCCTTGAGTGGTTTATTCTTTAAAGCGTTCATATTCTCCGTAATAGGGTCCGTTGGCTTCATATCTTCTTGCATTGGCACCAATTTTTCTGCATTTTTTATCCCAATCACTTCTAACATCTGTCTATGTAGATAAGGTAAGTTATAAAGCTGGGGTGCAGTCTGTGAAAGCTGTAAAACTGCCTGATATTGCACCACTTTTTGGCTCATAGTAGCCGCATTAGGGTCGCTTACAGGGATAATATTGACCATTTCATAGTCAGATCTACGAGCTTTACGGTCTCCAGTATCAGGTTCAAAGGAATAATCCTCTGGAGCGTAGTCAGCAATAATCTCTTTAAGTAATTTGAACTCTTGTTTCATTGAATAGTGGATACGAGCTTGTATCGCACTCATGACTTTCAAGGTTCTTTCCAAAATTGCCAGCGTTGTACCGACTGGTGACTGGCTACTCATGTCACTTGCCTTCAAATCGCCACTAGAAGCAAACCTTCTACCCTCTTCCACGATCTGATTGAGCAATGCCATCAATGTTTGGCTTGGTTCTTTGTACGGCAACGGCATAATGTTGTCTTTCATCGTGCCAGATGGTACATCTACGTCTCTAAATTCGCCTGGAGCTATCGGTGTATCATCGCCTTTGACTCGTAATCCACGAGTTTTAAAGCCTCCTGGAAGATTAGACAAGGATCCTGCATCAACTAACTGTCTTAAAATAGAAGTTCCAGATTTGGCAAAAGCCCCAATAAGGTGTATAAGCCCAAAGTGGTAAAAACCAAAACCAGGAATATAACCATAATGAACAAAATGTTGTCTTTTTTGGTGTGTCTTGTCATCTTCTCTCCAGTTTCTACGAATTGCCAATATCATTCCATTGGCTTTTTCAATCGTTACAACATACGGAAGAGCGATTCCAGTTTCAGCTCCTGCCTTATCTTTATGTTCAAAGCCAGGTAAATCTAAATGCACATGCATTTCTAAGATCTTAAAACGGTCATCCGTTGTTGCTCTAAACCCTAACTTTTCTGCTATCTTCTTTTCTACTTCATCCAGAATGTTATCTGGTGTTCCTAAACTAATATCTCTGTAAAATCCTGCATAAATCAAGTGATTCATCTCACTTTCAGTCTTACGCATCACATGGGTAATTCTTTCAGCCGCCTCAAGACTACTCGCACCATACGGAACAACTAAGTCTTCTGCTGGAATATACATCGAAACCTGACGATCTAGCGTTGGATCAACATAGACTTTCTTAAATCCATTACCTGAAAGTCCTACTCCCCAAAGCATACGTTCATGTTCTGGGCGATATTCTTGCATCACATCCACTAGCTGATGGTTCATATCTTCTACCACTCTACCCATTGCATCTTTTTTGTCTTGGGTTTCTTTACCGACTATCTCACCCTTAACAGGACCACTTGCTGGAAAAGTTTCCATAATGGTCTCTGACTGAAACTTAATCACCGCTTCTGCCAAAACAGGATGGTAAACTCCACAAGCACCTTCCCACGGCTCTGAGCGTTCTTCAATCTTGAGTCCAAGTAACTCTAAACCATCCACATAAGTCTGTATCCAGTCTTTACGAGAATCAATGTCGGACTGAAAATCTCCCATGAGATCACCAGCGATTTGCGTTAAGACCGATTCAGGAACATATTCCGCCAAATTAGCGTCAAAGTCTTCAATAGACTCACCACCGAGTTGGACTTCTACGCCATCCATTTTGATGTCTACTTCTTCTGGATCGACAATCTCAATTTCAACATCTGGTCCATCGATGGCTGCTAAACCTTGTGGGGCTTGATACAGGGCTTTATCTATTGACATATGAATCCTTAATAATATGCACGTTTACGCCTAAATTCTTTAGGCTCATCTGGCTCATCACTTTGTAAAGTGATAAATCCACCTCTTCTGAATCTTAACAAAGCTTGTGTGGTTGAGTCTACCAAGTCATCGTGATCTGAGTTTGGAAATGCTGCCAGCTCTTCTACGACTTCTTCAGCCCATCTTTTTCTTGGTGCCCATACCTTACCACTAGCAAACAAATCTGATACGCTATTAACCCTAGATATTTTATCGTTTCCCCTAGTCGGTGTAAACTCTTGAACAGGTATTCCCATTCGTCTAAGCTCAAATATAAGGGGAGCACCAGACGCTTTCGCTTCAACAATAAAGCTGTCAGGTTGCCAATCCTTGTACATTTCGTAGGCTCTTTCTTTAAGAGTGGGGAACTCCATACGCTCTTTAAGTGCATCCAATAAAATAATATGTGGGTCTTGCTCGTTTTCATTTAAATAAAATACTCCCCAAGTTGTACAGGCTGAATAGTCGGCTCGCTCACTTTTCGTAAATGCCGTATCCCATGACTGGATTATATAGTGACATGGAGGTGGTGTCTCCTTTTCCCACACTTGCCACCACTCTCTTTTAACAATCGCACCTTCTTCACTTGTTGGATCCTGCTGATACTGAGCTTGCCACTTGGATAAAGGTAATTCAATCCGTAGCTTACACAGTTCATCGTAACTCCAGAACTCTGGCCATAATGGTTTTTCATTTCGCTTAATTGCTGGAAGGCTGATAATTTCCCATTCATCACCATCTCGGTCAATCATCGCCTGACAAATTTTGCCAGTCAAATCTCTTTTTGACCAGCGAGTCATCACTACAACAATCGAACCACCAGGTTGTAAACGCTGACGTGGACCTGACGTATACCACTCGTAAACCTTATCAAAAACCGAAGGATCTCCTGCTGCCAACGCAGCTTCCTGTTCTGAATGAGGATCATCGATAATGAGTAAATCAGCTCCCTTACCAGTAACAGTACCACCAACACCAATAGCAAAATACTCACCATTAGCATTGGTGGACCAACGACCAGCAGCTTTACTATCCGACCGAAGAGATACATTGGGAAATACTTTTCCATAATTTTCTCCATCAACTAAGTTCCTCACCTTCCTACCAAATCCTACGGCTAGTTCTGCCGTGTTCGAGCATTGAATAATTTTCTTATTGGGGAATTTACCCAAATACCAAGCAGGTAACAGGTAAGAAGCAAATTCAGACTTAGTATGCCGAGGAGGCATATTGATAATAAGTCGTTTAATTTTTCCACTAGCAATCTCCTCAAATTTAGCTGCCATCAAAGCATGATGTTCGCCATGTATAAACCCTGGCCACATCGTCTGTACAAAACTCATAAAGTCAATCTCACCTTGTTCCTTCGTCAACGAAGCTAAATAAGCATTTGCTATTGGAACAATCGGAGCCTTCTCTTCATCTGGAAGAAGCTCAAGAATATCTAACAGCCTTTTTATTTCTTCATCCATTTAAATTCCTAAGTTTAATATACGCAGGGCGAATGCTACGAGCATACTTTAAGTCTCCTTTACAAACCCCTATTTTTATTAACATTTTCATTTTGCGATGCGTATTACCACGCCCTTTATCGCCAGTCATAAACATTACATCATCCACCGTAGGACCAAAGCCAAAGTTATTCCAATAAGCTTCAATTACATGAAATATTTCCTTTTGTGCCTTCGTCACTTTACTCTCCTAATTAATTCTTGTGCAGCCTCCCAAGCAGCGTCATGCATCAGCGTATGCTTTAACCTATCCATCAGTACCATTAACCTTCTCCTATCATGAATAGCTAAATACTGTAGATACTGTTCAACATCATCAAAAGTCATTTTTATCCTCATTCGGTTGTTTCTTAGCAATCCTAAATCTATTTATACTGCTACATGGAAAAGAACTTAAAGCCGTTGCATCTCTTAATGTTTTTAATATCGCAATTGTTTGATCTAAGGTAGCCACCTCTATATCAATTCTTTTCTTCCATTCTTCGTAATTTTCCAAAATATACCCCCCTACCCTTTTTCAATCCAATTTGTGATGGGGGGTGTTTCTATAACATTGTTACTCTCAACCCACTCCATTTTTGTTACCCACTCCCCATTAGGGTTTATACCTACATGTATAACATTGTTCGACATATTAGGGTTTTCCCCTAGATGTGTAACATTGTTAGACATGTCAGGGTTTACCCTAGTATCGTTATTGGTTACTATTTCTTGACTGTCAATAGTTGGTGATTCATTGTGGGGAATACTATGCAAAGGCTCAGCCAATGCTAATTCAATTTTGGGGTGGTGGGGGGTGGTGGGAGGCTCTGGAGTCAGAATTTCAGTCCCTGCCCCTTCGATTTCTACCAGATCAGAGCCGTTTAACTCTGCCAAAAGACTTTCAGCCGTTCTTTTAACTCTAGATTGTAGGCTCTTGCTATTAGTTATGGCCGTTGTGATGGCTGTAAGTAACTGAGCCTTGAGTGTTTGGCTATCTACTGAATGAATGTGCTCGACTCTCTGCGAGAACAAAGAGACCTCCGACATCTTGCCGACCAACTCAAGAGCCTTCAACTGCTGGGCTGGTGGTAACTCGTCATTGAGAGCCATTGAGGAGAGTTTCTGAATTGCCATTGTCCTCAACTGAGTGGGTAGAAGATATTCCTCCACTTCTTTAGCCGTTTCAAGGGCTGTGATGTATGTCTGCACTTTGCTATTTTTTGCAACTGTGTTTGCATTGCGTGATGCTGTGGTGTTCTTCCCATTGGATGTGTAAGCCCTTCTGTATGCCTCCGTCTTATTACCAGTCTTTACTACTTGCTCTGCAAATTCCTTTTGTCTCTTGGTGAGTTTGATTCCTTTAGGACTATTAGCACCCATTAGTATTCTTTCGATTGGCATAGCCTGTATGCCTTCGGCAATTTCTTTTTTTGTAAGTTTTCTCATAGGTATATTCTCGGAATGTTCACACCCCAAGTATAGGGCATTCTCTTTATTTATTGCAACGATCTGCGACCTCCTCACTCACCAGGTCAAAAGTTATCACCTGGGCTTAACTTCCCAGATCAAAAATAATTTGTTTTTTTACATCAAAACGCTTGACAGTCAATACACCACTAGAAGAAAATCAAGAGGTCAATACATGACACAATTTTTAACCAACTGCTAGGAGTTTAAAAACATGAAAATCAATCATCTTAAAATCACTTGGTCAGTCTCCAGAGGTCGAGACACTTACGGCTATAACATTTGCAAACTTTCCTCACGATCTGGGCACTCTTATAAATGTAATGGTGGAGGCTATGACATGATCGGCACAGTATTTGGAGACTATCTAGAGTGTGAACACCAAGAGGCACTTCAAGCCCTTGTTAGAGATCTCCCCTTAGAGGATTACGGCTCTACTCCTGATAAGGTAGTGAAGGGCACTTATCACCCCAACTATTACGGCTTATTCATTAAGCCAGATGGCTCAGTTTACTTAAATGGAGGTTGTGGGATTGAGTCCATGCGTAGAATCGCCGAAGCGATCGGCTTAGAAGTCCAATGGGAAGGCAATAAAAAAGGGCACACAATCGGCTATTACATCACCCAGAAAGAGGAGGCTCTAGCATGAGAGGAACGAACTTTACAGCAACACCACTATTTGAAGGTCAAGTAATCGCCTTTAAATCCCCTCATGCTGATGTTACGCTTTACGATATCGCCAGATTTAACACTAAATATAACTGTCTTGAGTGGTGGGCTCTCAACGATCCTACACCAGAGCAAATTTTATATTCTCTCTCCAAAAGTTCAGCAGACAATTTTTTTCACTCACAAAGGAATCACCTTATGAAATTAAACGCTATCCAAAAGGCTCAAGCCTTCGAGTCATGCAACATTATGCAGAATCAAGGCTCGTTTGCTTTCTATCTTGCTCAGGCTTTCACTAGAGCAGATCAAACAAACGCTTATAAACTTTTTACGGCTTTCCCTGAATTGTTTACTCAAGCACCAGAGACAGAAGAGAGCCACTAAGTGCCACCTCTAAGCCCTCTCTAGAGGGTTTAGGGATTGTCATTTTCGGCAATCATTAACTTTAACTGCTAGGAGTTTAAAAAATGAAAGATATTTTTTATGCGTGTTTATTTGGTGCTTTGATGGGTTCAGGGCTTGCCCTTATTTGGGTTCTTAGGACTGGGGGGTTTTAATGCAAGCGATTATCTATAACCAACGAAGGGAGGTGATCGCCTCCCATGTTCTGCCCTCGTTCTTGGAGGCTTGCGAATGGATTGATTACTATTTGGGGTGGAATAACCTCAAGCGTATCCAGACCAAGACCGAGCCTAAACTAATTAAAGTTCTTACAGGTGATCTATGAAAAGAGTTTATACGGTAACTGCCTATGATGTGCTTATTCGACCTGACGATTGGAACAATCCGACAACTGTCCAGATCGGAATTTTAGAGAAGGGAGTTCCTGACGAAGTTCTTTGGGACTCTTGGATTGACAATCGCCTTTATATGACAATGACGAAAGATGAATTTGCCGATCTTAAAATTGGCGATTTTTTAGATGACGAAACTAAAGTTTTGTCGATTGATTTTGAACCTGTTTTTTATAGTTGTGCTTATTACGAAGAGGAGTATGAAAATGTCGATTGAAAATCTTTTATTAGAAACTGTAAATGAAATCTATTTTGATTTAATTAACTTAGATAAACACACTTATTTAAGAGGAATGAAATTAGATGGATTTAATGAATTTAACGATATGCAAGATTTTTGTGATGAACAGATTAGTAAATTACATTATCTTGAAATTCATTTAACAAAACTTTTTGAGGAATATCAAAATGAGTAATTATGAATATCAATTTGAAATATTTTGGATGATGAAATCAATTTATCCAATCGAACAGTTAAATGACGTTGAAGAATATTTAAAAAAACTTTGGAAAATGGACAATTCAAAATTAAAACAAACATACGAATTATGGAAGGAAATTGCAAATGCCTAAATTTTATGCTTTCGCAAGTGAGGTAGTTTATTACATGAAAGAAGTGGAAGGTGAATCTGTCGATCAAATCAAAAAAATGATTTATGACGGAGAAATCGACTTCGATTATGGTGATGTAACAGATGGACATGATTTTCAAATAACTGAAATAGAGGAGGTAAAAAGATATGCCTAATTGGTGCGAAAACAATGTAGTTATCTCACACGATAACCCAGAGAAGATTCAGAAATTAGTAACTGCTTGGAATGAAGGGAAGTTCTTTGGCACGATATACCCAGAGCCAGACTACTCAGTTACTCCTGTTAAAAAGACCTACCCAGAGATCGTAGCGAAGTATGCTAAGACCGAAGAGGAAAAGGCTCTAGCCTATCAGCCGACCATCAAGCCTGATAATTGGTGGGACTGGAGGGTTCAGCATTGGGGCACGAAATGGGAGATTGAAACAGTTTACGAAAATAAACCTTACGATCTTGAGGCGAATGAAAACACCATTTCTTTTTATTGTTCTACGGCTTGGAGTCCTCCCTGTGGCATTTATCAAAAACTTGTTGAGCAAGGCTATGATGTCTCAGCCACCTATTATGAAGGTGGTATGGGGTTCTGTGGCTATTGGGAAAACGATTTAGAAGAATGTTATGACATTCAAAATGATGTTCAATGGGTGCGTAATAACATACCTAAAAACATTGATGATCAATACGGAATCTCCGACAGTATCAAAGAATACAAAATGGATGATCTTTTAACTGAAATTGAGGCGATTGAAAAAGAGCTCGAAACGGCAGAAGAAAAAGACAAAGCCAGATTGTTAAAAGAGTTGGAAGAATCTAAACGAGAGTATGCAGAATTGGAGGATTTATGAAACTCGAAATCAAAATGTATTTTGCTGATATTGAATCATTAGAAACTGCATTACTTGATGTTGTTCAATGTTTAAAGAATAGTGATATGGGAACAGTAGATAGTTATCCTTTTTACATAGGTTCTTTTAGAAGGGCAGAGGACTATGTAGATGTCAAAGATTTAGACAGTCAAGTGCATTGGTAAGTGCTGTAATCCTGATGCCCTTAATTGGGCATTGGGATTGCCATTTTGCAATCGTTTAACTGCTAGGAGAAATGATATGTTTATTGTTGAACAAGAGTTTGTCTATGGTTGGGAGAATGTCTGGCATGATGCCCAGACAGGTATGCCGACTGTTTATGAAACGAAAGAACAGGCAGAGGCTGAACTCAAAGATTTTATTGAGGACACGATTGCCGATTACCAAGAGGGGAATTTAGAAGAACCTTATTCCTATGATGAATTTAGAATTGTGGAGGTTGTATGCGAGTAATGATTGAATTCGATTTGCCAGATGGTCAAGCCGTTCCTACTGTGGATGACATTAAACGCTTGACTGATCCAAACTGGATTAGCGACTGGTGGCACATTGATGATGTGGGCGAGGTCTGTGATGGTGACGATTTAACTGATGATGAACGCAGAGAAGTCCTCAGACGAGCAAAAAGAAATCTTGATGCCAACATTGGGTTGAACTGGGAAACATTTGAGTATTTGGTGGATGCAGTTTTAAGAGAAAGGGAGGCGGCATGAAAACCTATTTAGTTGAATTTACCCAAGAAGTCACCCAGACACTTGGGTTCTATGTCAAAGCAAATAACAGAGAGGATGCTTTTGACAAGGGACAGGCGAAGTATTATGAATGTAAAAAGCCTGATCATTTAATCGAGCATTATTCTGAAACACTTGGCGATAATGTGGAGGAAGCATGAAACGATATGATGTAACTTATTACCTTAAAAGAGAAGTTACCATTACTGTGGATGTGCCAAATGGCGAAGATCCTGAAGAGTATGCTTGGGATGAACTTGAATTAAACAAAGGCGAAGAAGTTGTTGATTTTGATTACTGCGAGGTTGATCCCCATGAATTTTAGTCAATGTGGTGGCAGAGTGCCGATTTTTGTTGGTGGTAACAATCCCTACAAATTGGTGGACTTCCCTACGAAGGAAGTCTTTTTTAGTCTTTATAAAAACAGGGATGATCTTAAAGAAAAATACTGGCAGATGATGCGATTGCGAGCTGAAGGTCACACTTTAAACGAGGTAGGATCTCGCTTTGGTGTGACCAGAGAACGAGTTAGACAGATTGAGGCTCGTTTTTTAAGGCTATTAGCATCTTCTTTAAAGCCTGTGAAGCCTTGAACTTGCCGACACGCATATGATAGTCATTAAAATCTTCCCCAACTGCTTCAGAGAGCCAATAAGGTTTGCCTGTGTCTTTGGCGAATCGTTCTCCGACACCATTGGAGTCGTGATCAGCGATAACGATCCCACTCCTGATGTTCCTTGCTACGAACTGCATATTACTTGCACTAAAGCAAATGTGAATGCAATACGGCAAATTCATGCTTTGCATAATGTCTCGAATCGAAAGCCCAGTAGCGAAACCCTCGCAGAATATCGGAGTTCCTTTTGCATTCATCGAGAAAGTTGCCCCTTTAGAGGTCTGACCATACAGGAACTTTTTTTCCCCCTCGTCATTGATGAGTTGCAAGCCCACTATTCTATCTTGATGCCTCATAGGAACTACTAAAATTTGTCTATCGTCTTTGATCCAAACATTCCCCAATTCGTTGGGGAATCCTTTTCTTTCTAGATATGGATGCCTGTCCAGACTCGTCTGGCTGAGTATCCACGCAGCTCGATCTGCTGCTTTTTTTGCATTGTTCTGCCGATTGTCATTTGATTCTTTAATTCGTTGCTTAACTTCCTGTTGATTGATTCCATCAGCAAACCAAGTAACTGGCTTTTCCATCGTTGCCCAGTTTTGCACCCATCCTACATCACCTAAAAGTTTATAGCGACCATTACTGGATCTTGGATGATCTTCGGTCGGAGTTGCCACCCATTTATCATAGATAACATTGTTAAGAATTAAGCCGTAATCTCTTGCGAAGTTAATAAATTCAATCATAATCCCCTCATTTTATTTTGACGTTTTGCGTAAACAATATTGCGATGCTTTACAAATTTAATTGTTTCTAAAGATGGTATTCTTGGATATTGGATAAATCCATTAGGCCATACCCCATACTTCTCTCGAAACTTATTACTTGCCCAGTTGATGTTGTAATTGCGTTCATTTGCCATGTAGATTAACTCAGAATAAAAGTCCTGTTGCTGTTGTTTGTTATTGATCTGTGTCTGCCCTTTGAGTTCAAACAATTCACCTTTGACTGTGGCGATTTGTGTCCTGGCTCTTACATAACCACAAGCTGGACATGATTGACTGTTCTTTGGCCAGAGAGCAGAGCATTTTGGACACTTTAGTTCTGCTTTTGTTTTCTCTGTCTTTTCCTTCTTTGCTTTATCTAACTTATCATCCAGAACTTCTACACCATTAGAATAGATATCATCCCATTCTTCTATAAAACGAAGATAATTCCCTGAATGATCAAGCCATAAAGCAAACTCTTTGCCTTCATAACTACGCATAACTCTGCCAAGCTGTTGAATGTGGCTCGATAAAGATTTGGCAAATGGTCTTGCCGAGACTCCTATCATAACGTCAGGAACATCGAAACCACGAGTAAGTATGTCAGTAGCAATGAGACCATGTATTTCAGTATCTGGTTTTGAAAAATCATCAATTACCTCTTGTTTATATTCAGTTGAATCTAAATAACTTATGCTGACAAAGTTATATCCTTTTCTTGCAAACTGTTCTACCAAGTCCTGCCCATGCTTAACTCCTGCACAAAATACAATCGTCTTGCGAGGCTTACCAAATACTTCATAGGTTTTCTTTTCCCACTCCACAACGATATCACCAGTAATCTGCATCCCTCGTTCTGTAACTTGATCTGGACTCCATTCTCCAGCCACCTTTGTAACACCAGTCATATCAATTTCTTTGGCGATATATACCTTGAGTGGTGCAAGCCATTTCTTTTTAACCAGATCTTCCGTTGTAGCCCCACAAACAACATTGGAATACAAAGCACCCAAACCTTTGGTAAACGGAGTTGCAGTTAAACCTATGACTTTCAGCTTGGGATTGTTTTTAATGATGTCAGAGATTTGTTTACGAGTGATATGGCATTCATCCACAATCAATAAATCCATCTCTGGTAATTTGTTTCTGCGTTCTATTGTTTGAGAAGAGCAGATTTGAATTCGTTTAGTAATGTCACGCTTGTAATGATCAGCTTGTAATACACCATGATCAAGCCTGTATTTAGTAAGTCTTAAACTGGTTTGATCTATTAATACAATACGATCCAAAATCATGGCAGCACGATTATATTTTTCAGCCGTTGCTTTCATTAAATGAATGGCTACTTCAGTTTTACCAAAGCCAGTTGGTGCGTATAAAAGCTGCGTTCGATGTCCATCTCTAAAGCCCTGGCGAAGTGCATCGACCACCCCCAGTTGGTGTTCTCTTAATACTAACTCCATTATTTTTTCTTCTGATAAGCTTTGAGTTGTTTAATGAGTTCAGCATTGCGTTCTTGATACATATCACGACTATCACGCAATGATTTAATTTCTCTATCTTTAAGTTTAATTTCCTCACGAAGTTCTTGGATCGTCATCAAAGCATCCTCTTGCTCAAACTCTGTGGCATCGTATCGTTTAGTTGCAATCACATCCTTAAGTTTTGTGATCTCTTCAATGTAATCAATAATGTCTCGACTAAGTTCATCAATCTTGATTTCCAATGGATTTAAAGATTGATCTGGAGCTACAGGATCTACCACTACAGGATCTACTGGTTCTGCTATAGGTTCTTCTTTTTTCTTTTCAGCTTTTTTCTTCTTTGGTTTTTTTGCTTCTACTTCTACGCCTTGACGAAGATAGGTGACTTTTTCTTTCGGCTCTTCTTCTAATTCTTTTCTGATTCTACCCACAGTCATTGAGGATACATGGACAATGGTTGCAATATGTTTATTTGACCATTTACCCCATTCTTCATCTTGGATCATTTTAATCACAATATTGCGTTTTTCTTTGGCCGTTGGTGGTAGACCATTCTTGCCGTTTGCACCAAAGGAATGTAAGACTGCATCCCTACAAGTGCCTTCTTTGACATCGCAGTCAAGGGCTACATTACCTAAAGATTTATTAGCAAAGTATCTGTGAAAACCATCGGCTAACCAGTAATCAGAGCCATCGAAAAAGACTGTAATCGGTGGAAATATTGCACCATCTTTCATGCAATCAGCATATTCTTTTACTACATCTTCATTTAATTTATCACGAGATTGAGTGCCGCCATCAATACGAATGGCGAGTATATTTACTTTCTTCATTTATTCTCCTAGCAGTTGGAAATTTCAGTATATCAAACTTCATCTTGTGCATCTACAATTTTCTTTATCTTGTCTTGCATCTTCTCCCATTGAGACAATATAAACTTGTATTCAGATACCAAGATCTCAGGCACATCTACAACCCAAACAGAACATATATTACTGTTCTCATAATATTTAATCTGTTCTTTATCATCATCAATTGTTAATACTGGATACCATTCTTCTTCATCAATTAATACTTTCATTTTCCCTTCGCTTTCTTTATAAGGTCTTTAACCTCACCCATTGATTTTTTAATATGGGCATCATAGGCTTGTTCCATCATTTCAATCTTTTCTTTATATGGTTTCAACACTTCTATTTCTTCTTTCAACAAACTAATTTCTTCTCGTAATACACCAATCATATGTCCTGCTTCAGTCAATTCTGCTTCTTGTTGGCGTAGCATAATCGCTGATTCTCTGTAGAGGATAATAGCTCTACCTGCTTGCTCAGTTTCTTTACCCAATAATCTAATACTTACACTTCTTAACTTATCTACAAGTTCATTTACTGTCATTTCTTTCCTTTCATTTTTCCATATAAAGCATCTTGTATTTCATTCATTACACTTTCTGATACATACTTCTCTTCTTGATTAATTAGATCTAAGATATGTTTCGCCTCAACCAGTCTCGACTGAAGACTGAAACTCTTATTTATCGGTGTGATCTCAACCAACCGTTCCAACTCTTTAATTCTCTGTTCTACGATTTCTTTCATATATATCCTTGAGGGAGCGAAACGAAATTGAAAGTGAGGTTTCCCCCAACCCCACAGCATGGGATTGAAGGAAAACTCAACTCGATATCCTTTCGGTCGCTTACTTCATATCAAGTTAATGAACCATTGGTAGTCTAGTTCACACATCGGTGCTTTCTACTCTGTACTACGAGTTCGTTTAAGTGTCACCGAATGATCTCTATTGTTCTCAATCGTTCTCAGACAGAGTAAAGACCACGCTTCCACACCTTGAGCCTAAACAATCTTCTTTGCTCACTATCACGCTAATTTAGGAAGAACGTAAACGTATGTCTTTTTGCCGTTCTACTCAACTTCAAGGGCAACTTTCACACATACTCAGACCGATAGACCTAAATCATCGTGCTAGGAGTGCGTAAACAAAATGGCATAAATCTATACACGTTAAATTAACGTATATACAAAATACACAAATTGTTATCACGGAGTTGATTCATTCCGTGACGCACTCCTAGCAGTTGAGATTATAGATTAAACCATTTTAAAATATTTTGCAAGCACAAAAAGAAAGAACCCCAGATGATTAGTCTAGGGTTCTGGGGAGGGATCAGGGAGGATCCTACCGTCAGTTTTGATTAACCCTGCTAGGAGTTTATGCGTCACGGTGACGGTAGTACATGGGGTGTACCCACTAAGTATAGACGAAATTTTAAAAAAGTGTCAACATATTGTTTTTTGGCTGTGGCACTAAAAATCGAACCTCAAAAAAAACGAGCTAGACAGGGCGGTAACCCAAACCTAGCTCTAATTCCAGAACAAGACATAACTCAAATTAAGGAACTAAACAAATTTTAACATAATCATTTTCAAATAACCAACCAATCGTATTTCTGTGGGCTTCTTCCCACATTTCTACTCGTTCTTCTTTAGAAAGTCTATTACCTTGATCTAATTCACTATGGCATTTGTAACATAAAGCTGCCACCCTATAATCGTGAGCTTTGATTCCACGACCTTTACCATCTCGAAGTTGATTAGAATGAGCAGCGACCACCGTTCCATCCTGTAGGCCACAGTTTTGACAAGGAATAACACGAACCAGTTCAAGAAGTTGTTTGTTTCGGTACATATAGTAATTCTATAGGTAAAAGATTTTCTTGATTTAATTTATAAGATGGATGAGATCCAGATATATATTCAGCTTTGGAAAATAAATCATATTTATCAATCCAGCCAGTTATATGACCAACATTACCATTAATTACAACTTGTATATAGTAATCACATGGCGATTTACGATGATATTCTGTGACGTAAACTCCACCTTTTGGATTACGAGTAGTCTTTACATCTACTGAATAAGCATTGAAATATAAATCTGTTGGATTCTTTTTTTCATTGATTGAAGTATCTACCATAATATTTAAATATTTGGCTACTACAAACTCTCCCATAAAACCATCAATGTCCATGTCATATGGATCTTGTTTGCTGACCTGGCGATCATAATTAAATTGCATAGCGTTTTTTCTGCGAATAGAACCAAATAATTCGCACATTAACATTTCATGACGATTTAATTCTATTTTCATTTCAATTTTTTTTCAATGGCACGAGCAAACTCTACAACTCCTAATACGGCATGGCTTGATCCAAGAGGAACTACCTGTAAATATTGACCAGCCAATTGATTAATCTCATCGTAAGAAAGAGTAGATACTTTCAATCCACCAAAAGTCGGATCGCCTTTCCACCATTCTGGACCAAAAGGTTTTCGATCTTGATTAGCAATAATACTTAAAAGCTCAATTACTTTGTCTTCAAATTCAGTCATTTCCACCACCCAAAAGGAAAAGATCTGTTTAATAAATCAACTTCTTTCCACCATTCATCACTATATTTCATTTCTTTCTCCTTAAAACAACACCAATGGCAATACCAATTAAAAACAAACTTAACCACATAAACTCAATATATTCTGTCATTTTTATCCTTTACCCACAAAATAACCCAACGTATAAAAAATAACTGCTACAACCATTGGGTGTTTTAAACATCTTCCAGATAAATACCAATCCATCATTTCTCACTCGCTTTCTTTCCAAGTCTTTCCCATTCTGATTGAATATATTCTTCTGACAATGGTTTTGCAATTTTAATTGCTTCATCCAACATATCTTCTGTAACTGTGCAAGTCCATACATGGTCTGTTTTGTAAAACCGCATAACAAAATTGCCAACAGGAAATTCTTTAAATCGAGGTGTGTAAATCATCTCTGAAATATATTCATGTAATTTAAAAACATTAATATCAGAATTGGCAGTTGATAAACCACAAGCACGAATGATTTTCCATGCCCAATCATCTATATTACTCATTTATCACTCGCTTTCTTCAATTGTTGGCACATCAATCCAATCAGTCCACCATTTTTGTGGATAAGGTGAGTCTGGTGGGTCATATTGATACCTATATTGAAGTTTTTTAGATTCAGAATAGGTAAGAGCAGTATTTCCTGTTGAGGGTATGTAATATTTATACCAACGCATTTCCATTTTCATTTTTCACCTTTTAAATATGATTCAATTGCTCTTGCAAATTCAATTGTGTATGATTCATTCATCATTTCAGAATGATTTGGTGGACATAAATCTAATATTTCCTCATCAGTAAGTTCACGCAGCTTATCGTATCTACCAATCAAATAAGACCTTGTATCTAATGTTTCATTCTTTTCTTTGGTTTTTTGAATACCATTCCAATAGCCAGTTGCGTATATAGCAGATTCCCTATCCTCAATCTCTTGACTAAAATCAGATAGTCTTTGTAATGCTAGTTCTTTTTTCAACTGTCCAATATTTAACTGTAAATTGTTTGCATCAATGATTTGTTTAAGCATTGCTATTTCTTGGGCTTGTTGACGTAGCAAAGGTGCTACAAATTGTAGTGTTTCCCAACCAATTGATGTATGGTTTTGGTTCATTTGCTCAAGCCTGTTAATTAGGTCATTTAAAGTCATTTCTCATTCTCTTTCTTTTTAATTGCATCCCAACGCTTTTTGTATTGCCAATCGGAATACATTTGTTCAATTTTGCTGATTGTAACCCAAGTTAATAATGTTCCAAGTGTTGCACCAATAGCAAATAAAAATCCAGTTAATATCATTTTTCACTCGCTTTCTTTAGTATTGCTCTCGCAAATTCAAGTTCAGGATGTCCACTCCAATCCATCTCCGCCCATAAATCTTGTATTTCCTCATCACTTAGTTCACGCATTGGGTGGTCATACAATGCAGTATAGTTAGGATGTTTTAACGCAGCAGAACCACAAATTGTAGTAAACTCAGGTTTATCAAACCCATCCATTTTAACCATCATGGCAACAGGTTTTTGACTAAAGAATGGCTTGGTGTAAAGGAATTCACCCTTCTTTCTTGTTTGCCAATCACTTCCTGAACCTGAGTCAATATACATATATCCATATCCATCAAAGTCATAACGCATTGCCACTGGTTCAATTGGGTGTGATTGGGTGTCAGAATGGGTGATGGCTAATTGCTTTAAATACAACTGACGAGTTTCTTCTAAGCGTTCTTTTAACTCTTCAATTTCTTTGGCTTGTTGACGTAGCATGGCAGAAACTTGTTTACTTTGAGCACAACAAGACCATTCATTTAAATCTGCTAGTTCATTTGCGGTCATTTCTTTATCCTCATTAAAACACTCTACTAATTCTTGAATAAGTTCTTCCCCAACTTTTGTTAATTTAGGCAAAGGAAAACATTCACGACAACCCCCTAAATAAATGCCATGTTTACATTTGCCGTAATGACTCATTTCTCACTCGCTTTCTTTAGTATTGCAGTCATAGATTTTTCTTCTGCCGTAAATTCAAGTGCATCGCCATAAACTTCATAAACATTTATTGGCTTTTCTAGATACCAACCCATCCATTCTCTAACTTCTTGGTCTTCTGTCATTTCTCACTCGCTTTCTAAAGGTACGTCACGCCATTCACCACCCTCAATAGGAATCCAACCAGAATTGTCTGATAATATTTGATAATTCCACCACTGTTGAAGTATTTTTACTTTGTAACCTGCCTCAACATCATGGCTAGGAATTACTCTTTCAACAAAACGCAATCTATTTGTTGGTGCAATTGTTCTCATTTCTCACTCGCTTTCTTTAGTATTAAATGTGCAAAATAATGTTGTTGGGTAGTAAATCCTTGTTGCATAGCAATACTGTCTTCATGTGATTCTGCCCACAGTTTGCATATTTCCTCATCAGTAAGTTCACGCAAGTCATGCTTTTGTATCAACTGATACTTTAAATCTTGTATGGCTACACGCAGTTCAGCCAACTCTTTCATTTGTTCGTCTGTCATTTATCTCTCCGTTTCAATTATTTCACTACGTTCTTTGCTGCAAGCCTTACCACAATATTCACTGTACCTACTTTCTGTTGTTACTTTTGTTGGGCATTTCGTAAAGTAATGATTCCTACCATTTGCATACCATGTGTAAACAGTACAACCATCAACTTCTGCGTACTTATGTGGTGTAGCTTCGGCTATTTCAGCCTGCCTACGTGCTTCTTTATCTTGAGGATTTAATAATAAAAGCCAAGCACAATAAATAAGTCCACCAACAACACAAAACAATGAAACCACAAGTAATACAGATAAAATTATTCCTCCAACAATATCTACGGCATCACCCAAAAAATCCCATAACCTTTCTTTCATTTCACCACCCATATTCCTTTCTGTCTGCATTGTGCAATAACTTCTTTAGGGACATCAATCGCCATAGGGTAACTAACCATATGGCAGTCATACACTGCTTCCTTACGAGCAAGTTCGGTAAAGAAAATAATCCAACCACAAAGGCTAACCGATACCAATAAAGCAAATGTTTTCATTTTTTTCCTCTTGATTGCAATTTTCGTTCACTTAATTTTTTTAAACATGTTGCACACTTCCATCTTCTTACACTTTTGTTTGCCGTATCTACTAACATTCCACCTTCTACTGGCTGATAGGTTACACAGGAAGAGCAATATCTTCTATCACTCATGCCTTCTCCTTCTCTTAATTGGAGGAAGACCAGCAGATACATGATTCTTTGCTTCCATTAATGCATCTGCCAGCTCCCAGATGTCCACAGGATCAATTTCTTTTGGATCTAGCCTGGACAATAAGCCATTAGTAATCATTATGGCAAAGAGTATCTTGGTATGCTCTTGATCTTGTTCAGTCATTTTGTCTTGCTTTCATCATGGCATCTGCTATTACATAACAGTCTTTTGCATTTTCTAAGTCTTGACCTTTTTCCCATATCATTTTTTGCATAGCTTTAGCAGCAAAGTAATCTCTTAAATCCATGCCATGTTCAACTTGATATTGATATTCGGTACTTACTCTTTGTGGAAATGCTTTCATTTTTTTTGTCATTGCCAAAACTCCTTAATGTTGAACCATTTTTCATCCATAATGTTTCCTATCTCATCAATAGTGCCTGTATGTTCGGATGATTTTTTTATTCGAATATATTTACCTCGCAAATCTTCCCATTTTTCAACACCAACTGTTTCAATAATCTTTCGAATACATAGAATGCTCTTAGCATGTCCTTGTTCTCCGCCTTTGCCATCTAAAGCATATCCACCAAAGCCTTGTCCATAACCACCACCATATATAAGCGTTAAACTAAATGACATAATTCCATGGTCTTCTATGCCAAGCATTGTACTTTCAATTGTTGCATTAGCAATATACATTAGTGCACCTGTTTGATTAATTGTTTTAAACGCCTATGAGCATTCGCATAAGACCTTCTAAACGCATAAACGGCTTTCTCTTCTTCGATTCCCATCTCAACTGCCATCGTAGCCAAAACCATTGATACACCAGCTAGAATCACGCTGGCTTCTTGCTCGGCTTTGGGTGCTAGTAAGTTGAAGATCTCTAATGCAATAATCCTTGATGGATCAGTTTCTTTCTTACGATCTTCTTCTAATACCTTATTAATAAATTCTTTATTATCCATTTTGAGTTCCTAATCTCATATTTTCTGCATCAATGATGTCTTGCACTATGGCACTCTTCGTAGATTGTGGATGGTATTGCACACCAAATACTCTACGCTGCATAAATTCTTTCTGTTCTTCATCAATATACTCACGATGAACATTTACTTGTTTTTGCAAATTACTAATCAAAGTAATACCAATATCGTTAAAGGTATCCTCTTTGCCATGTTCTTTCTTCAGGAGATTAAACGCCTGGACAATAGAAAAACCTTCAATGTTTCTGTATTTCTTATCTATATACTTAATAGATCGTTCAACATCTTTGACACGCACCATCGTAGGATCAAGCGACACAATCAAATACAATAAACGCAAAATAATCCATTCTTCTTTCTTAATCTTGCTCATTGGGTGTGGCTTAATATTCATTTGACCTCCAACTCTTTAATGCGATCTGATAAAACAACGCCCAAGTCTTTACCTTTGATGGCAATCATCTGGGCTTCCTCACAGTCATAAATAACTTTGGCTGCATCTCTAATGCCTTTGTTATAGCCTGTCCTAAATACATCCGTTCCATCTACCAACATACCAATTGCATCACGAATTAATGCAGAAGCTTGACGATCTTTTGCAAACTCTTTTAACTTAGTATGATGTTCAATTGGCAGGTAAACAGAATACGGTACTAGTTTTTTTGTATCCATGCTTGGTACTCTCTATAAAGTTTATCTAATAGTATCTGTGCTTCTCGGTTAGTCTTTAACTCTGACCTTGATTCAAGATTCAAATAGTTGCGAATATACTCAACTGCTTCTTCGCCACTCTCATCAAAAATCTGTTCCTGGTCATACAGATACTTCCAAAAAATAGGATCTCGCCCAAGCAAGCCAGCAATACGAACAGCACGATCACCAGCAAACTCTTGCTCTTTATCCATTGGCTGCTCATTGCCATCTAGCCTGACTAGGACACATTGATATCTTGCCCCAACATAGTCACGCATCAGGTCTTCAGGAATCTCGTCAGGATGCATAGACAATGTTAAAACGTAGCCAGTCTTATCTTGCTTGAGAGCAACCTTAACGGCTTCGAATTGCAAGGTTTTCAATTCTGCCCTCCAAGTATTTAATAATCTTTTCTTTGTCTTGAATCTTTTCCCAACGATCCACACAAATCTTGGCAAGATCTTCATTTTCATTACGCAACACTTGCATTTGATTCTCTTGTTTCTTCGCCAGTTCTTCCCAATCCACTTTTTTATCTTCGGCAACCATTTTTTCTACGGCTTCATTAAATGTTTCTTGATTGATTGGAACATGTATAGCCATTTGTTTTAAAAGATCAATAGCCATATTTGCTTTATTATTTTTAATCTTTCTTGGTCTACCTCTGCGTTTTTCAGTCATGATTACTCCCATGGGTTATTGTTAGCAGGTTTTTCATATGGCTCAGATAATGTCATTGACAAATACTTAAGCCCTTTTGAAGATTCTTTTTTCCATGCCGCCAAAGAAATCTTCACTAAATTTCCTTTTGACTTATCCATCATCTCAATTAGAAATGTTTTATCTAAATACACATCACCCTTCATATCAGGATGACTTTCTGATTTTTTTTGATTAGGAAACAGACTCCCTGTCTGTGGTTTATTTTCATATGCCATTACTTCTTCTCCTTCAGCTTTTCTCTCATTAACGTAAATTTACCCATCATTCCTGCAAAGAATTCAGGATCCTTAGCTTTGACCGTATCAAATAGAACTTTGTTTTTTCTAAATATGGCCATCACATCTGCCTCCTTCTCACATAAATCCAATAACATATGAGAAGCTTGTTGAACCAACCCTAACCAGTCTTTAATATCTCCCTCTGGTGGTGGATCAATAATGATTTGAAACTCACCCTTATCGCCTGTAATCTTGCTGACCATCTTAGGTTCTGTTCTAGGAACAGCTTTCAAAGTTACTTTTTCTTCGCCAACTTGGAACTGTAAATGTTTGTTTTCAGTAGGTTTTTCTGTCACCTTTGCATTGTTAAGGTGAGAATCATTGGGATTCATCGTGGCATCAATTGGATCATGCTCAGAAATAGCCATTGCAGTTACATACAAATAACGTCTTTGATATGTTTCTACTGCTCCAATATTCTGCACTTCATGGCAACCCTTTAACTGGGCAGAACCCATCGGTGAAGTAAACAATGCAAACGATCCATCTTCTGTATCAAAGATATTCATATAAGCCATATCTTTGTCAAAGTAAATAACATCACAAAGCCCTATTTCTTCGAATATTGCCTGAACATAAGGCAAGAAATCGCCAAGCTCAAAGTAGTTATAACCTGCAAACTTGTTATGCCCTGACTTCTTCAGCTCTAACTTACGGAGCATATTCCTTGCTTTAATTAGTTTTTGATAAACCATTTACTTCTCCTCTAAAATTTCGATGTATTTATTTTTAAGTTCAAAAATGGCATCTTGCAACGCATCCAACTGAAAAACTCTATGTGCCGATAAAAAATCATCACTAAAAATAATTTTTGCTTCTTCCAAATTTTTATCCCAAACACCTTTAAATAGACTCATTTAATTTCTCCTTATAAGATTGATATTGATTGCACCATTGGTTAACAGCACAATATGATTCACAGCGAGTTCTTTCGCCTTTACGCTCTACGATTTCATACTTATCCCCCAACTCAGTACAGGCAGCAATCGCTTGTTCTGCCGTTTCATATAGGGAATGAGCACGTTTACCACCAATCTTTGTGACTGCCCAGACTGCTGATTTCTCCCACATCTCTTCAGGTGTGCAGTCAGGTAATTCTGTTTCTGTTTCCATTGCAAAGTCACAAGCACTATGTAATCCAATCCGTGCCCTAATAAACTCTTCACGCTCTTCCATTGACCATAGAACCACAGGAATATCTTTAACAGGTGCTTCAGGATAACCAGCCTTCTGTTCAGCCTCTCTTGCTTTCCAGTCACGCAGAATAGCCGTAATACCAAGATCAACCACAGGAATCTTTTTAACCTTCTCTACTAGCCAGGCATAACAGTTCAATTGATATTCCCATTCAGCTTTTTCATTCATGACCGACCAAACTCCTGTAGTCTTATAGTCACGAATGCTGATGCCTTGATTGCTAATAATCTGCAAATCAATCGCTCCTGAGATATTCCATCCTTCAATTTCTGAATGGATACGCTGCTCGATAATGTGATTCTCAGCCTTGCCATCCTCAAGAATCGAATGCATCGCCTTACCAAAGAGTGGCCAAATCATCTCAGATACATCCTGCTCAAGCAAACTATCGTACTTCTTCGTTAATGCAACAACCTTTGGACTATTAATTAACTGTGTTACTGACAGATGAGCCTTACCTTTGGTGTAAGGATCACGCTTGAGAACATTAACAAAGGTCTCAGGAAGATTAAATTTATTCGTGATCTTCATGGATAACCTCATCAAGCTTTAAGTTAAATATCTTCATCTGTTCTTCAGTCAATGGCTTGATACCTAACTCTTCATCCATTGATTTAAAGACAGCCCTGAGTATTTCATTTTGTACTGGTGTAAATTCCATATCTTCTCCTAGCGAAAGATAAATTTAAAAAACATAATGCCAAGCAAAATAACAACAGCAAACTTGTAAACTAAATCATCAAGCTTCTCTTGTCTTCTTGCTTTAGGGCAAATGAGCATGGTTTGTAAAAACAACATATCTGGATCATCGATAGGCATTCTGATACCTTCTTCTTGGTAACGTAAGCCAATCTTTAAACCAGTCTTCGTGGTGTAAGGGACATTCATTTTGATTTTCCTAGCAGTTAATCAGACTATAGTTTGCATGATATAATGAATCATGTCAATAGATTGTACCCATTTAATTACATCTACTATGAAAATAATTTATCTGCCCTGGCCACCAAAAGAATTATCCCCCAACGCTAACCTTCATTGGGCTAAGAAAGCAAAACATAAGAAAGCGTATAGGCATACTTGCTGGGTGTTAACGCTGGAATCCAAGGTCAAAGTATCAACCGATGGGAAAATCCCTATTACGGTGACGTTCTATCCACCTGATAAACGCCATAGGGATGCAGATAATATGGTAGCCAGCATTAAAGCTGGACTCGATGGTGTTGCTGATGCCCTTAAGATTAACGATAGACAGTTCTTGCCTACCTTTCAGTTTACCGATGAGGTCAAAGGTATGGTTACAGTCCAG